CATCGATGCGGTAAAGGCCGAAGCTACTCGCGCTGCCGCAAAAGATACTGCTGAAATGTATCGCTTGGCTGCAAAGCACAACAAGCGTGATTTGGCAGACAAAGCCGTATCAGAAGGCCGCTCACTTGCAGAATTTCGCGGTGAATTGCTGGACGTAATCGGTAATGCACCATTGGATACGCCAAATGAAATCGGACTTGCCCCGAAAGAGGTTCGTCAGTTCTCATTGCTTCGCGCTATCCGCGCCCATGCAAACCCAACTGATCGCTCTGCACAAAAAGCTGCTGCTTTTGAATTAGAAGCTGCTGCTGCTGCGTCAGACGCGATGGGTGTTGAAGCACAAGGCATTATGATCCCAGCAGATGTATTGCGTAGCTGGAAAGTGCGCGACATGAATACAACTGACGATGCTGGCATCATTGCTGACGATTTCCGTGGCGGCGATTTCATCGACGTATTGCGGAATGCTTCATCAGTCATGCAAGCTGGTGCAACAATGCTGACAGGCTTGTCAGGCAACGTGAAGATCCCAAAGAAAACAGCCGCATCATCTGCTGGTTGGATTTCATCTGAGGGTGGCGCATCTGCTGAAAGCGAGCCAACTGTTGGTCAGGTCACTATGTCACCTAAGGTATTGGGTGCGCATACAGACATTACACGCCTTATGATGCAGCAATCATCTTTGGATGTTGAAGCATTGGTTCGTAATGATCTGACAGCTTCTATCGCTCTGGCGATTGATCTGGGTGCATTGGCTGGTTCAGGCTCATCTGGTCAGCCAACTGGTGTTCAGAACACATCTGGCATCAACACACCAACCAACTTTGCTGGGGCCAACCCAACATTTGCTGAAGTTGTAGCGATGGAAACTGCGGTAGCAGAAGACAACGCTCTGCAAGGCAATTTGGCTTACATCTTGCCAGCCAGCATGTACGGTGCGTTGAAAACAACTGCAAAAGACGCTGGCTCAGGCCAGTTTGTAGTTGCTCCAGATGGATCAATGAACGGCTACAATGCAATCGTATCAAACCAAGTTACTGCTGGTGATCTGTACTTCGGCAACTTTGCTGACTTGCTGATCGGCATGTATGGCGGTTTGGACATTGTTGTAGATCCATACACTGCGTCTAGCTCAGGCACAGTACGGATTGTTGCACTGCAAACTGTAGACGTAGCTGTACGTCACGCAGTAAGCTTTGCATTCAACAATGACGGTGCATAAGAGTGCTAACTTGGGAGGGCCACTTGGCCCTCCTTTCCAATAAGGGGCGAAAGATGAAATATATTATCCTGAAATCCTGTGTCGCTGCTGGTCAAGCTAGAAAAGCTGGTGACATAGTTGAGTTAAGCGCAGATGAAGCGACTGCGTTAAAGGGATATGGGCGCATTGATAATGCCCCTGAGCCTAAGCCTGTCAAGGCTCCGACTGATCGGGCTGCGAAGCCTAAGACTACAAGGGCGAAAAAGAGCTAACGATGGCGATACCATTTGCAGATGATTTATCAAATATATTCGATGTTGATGAGTTTGCGACTGCCGTTACATATAACGGCGGCACGATAAATGGTATCTTCGACAATGAGACAGTTCCGATTGAAGCTGGAGGGTTCGCGGTCGTGCATCAAGAGCAGCCGCGTTTGACGTGTCGTACAGTTGACTTGTCTTCTATCGCTGAAGGTCAGGCTATGGTTATAAACAGCGTGAATTATACAATTCAGGCGTGGATTGATGACGGCACAGGCGTTACCGTAATTCAGTTGGAGAAAGTATAATGGCGCATGTTCGCAAGCAGATACGCGACAGAATGGCCAGCACTATTTCCACTGGAGCTACTCTGGTATCTAGCCGCGTATATACTACACGGGTATATCCGCTGACTGACGCCAACCTACCGGCGATTACTGTATATACGGGGTCAGAGGTATCAAACCGCTTGAATATGGGTTTGAACGATCTGAACAGAAGTTTGACGGTTGATGTTGATATATATGTCAGGGCGACATCAACATTTGATGATGATGTGGACGCTATTGCTGTCCAGATCGAAGAGGCAATAGCCGGTGACTTTACGGTCAACGGTCTTGCAAAAGAGGCTGTGCTTACTGGAACTGAAATTCAGTTTTCAGGGGATGCGGAGCAACCTATAGGGGTTGCGAAGCTGACTTATTCAGTGAGATATGTTACAGCATTAAATGATGTAGAAACGGCCAAGTAAAGGAGAAACGCTATGGCTACATATTTCGGATCTGATGGGAGCTGCAAGGTAGTTACTTCTGGCGGCTCTCCAGCTTCATTAGGTGAATTGTTAAGCTGGTCTATTACTATGACTTCTGACACGGTTGACAGCACCTCAATGGGCGATACTAACCGCACATACGTTGCGGGTCTTGCAACAGGCACAGCGAGCTTGTCATTATTCTGGGATCCAGATGATGCCGCGCAAGTTGATCTTGTTCAGCGAGACAGTGTGGACGCTGAATTTTACGGTGAAGGTGAAACCGCAGGCGACACTAAATACACCGGCACGTTCATTGTCACATCTGTTGCGCGTGGAGCAACTCATGATGCTTTGGCTACGCTTGAAGTCGAGATGCAGCTTACCGGCGCATTAACGATTGGAACCGTCTAATAATGTCAATCACATCTAAGATTGAAACGGCTGCTTCTGAGCTAAGGACGGTAGAAGTTCCAGAGTGGTTGATCGATGGTCAGCCACTCAAAATACATTATTCCCCTATGACTGTTGCGGAGAATAAAAAGATCAACAAGCGCCATCCAAACTTCATGGAAAACCTCCTTGACGCTGAAGTGCAGGTCTACATCATTATTATGAAGGCATTGGATAGCAAGGGTGATCCTTTATTCGAGATTGGAGACAAAAGTTGGTTTGACAAGCAAGAGCCATTAGTTGTCTTGCGTTTGGCATCTTTATTTGTCTCTGGCCGCACGGTGGAGGAACTGGAAAAAAACTAATTGACGATCCATTCAGGATGAATGTTGTTTCATTGGCTGAAAAGCTAGGCAAAACGATTGCTGAGATTGATGAAATCACAATGGAAGAGTATAATGAGTGGGTCGCGTATTACAAAGTCTTAGAGGAGCGCAGCAAAGATGGCCAGTGATCTAAATATCATCGTAGGCGTTCAGTCCGGTGATGCGCTCCGACAGTTGGGTAATGTTCGCAAGCAAGTTGATGGCGTAGGCGCGGCAACGAAGCGAACAAGTGGTGCTTTAAAGCAGCATGCTAATCAATACAATAAAACTGCTGTTTCGGTAAACAAGTTCGGAAAAGGGGTAGCTCAGCAAGCGGGTTATCAAGTAGCTGACTTTGCAGTTCAGTTGCAGAACGGCACTAGCTTCCTGCAAGCATTTGGTCAGCAAGGTTCACAAATGCTTGCTGTTTTTGGCCCGATTGGGGCGGTGCTAGGTGCTGGTGTGGCTGTAGCATCTGCGCTTGGAACCGTATTTCAAGGATTAACCGGCACCACAAAGGGCTTGAGTGAAAGTCTGGATGGTGCGAAAAGCTCCATGTCTGCCCTAAATTCCAGCTTAGACTTGAGCTTCACGCCCTTATCTGACTTGGATGATAAATTTGGTTCTTTTGCTGGTAAAGTGCGTGAGCTTAGTGAAGCTCAAAGGATGTTAAACTTCCAAAGAACAGCCATAGAAATAACTAATTCTGTCAGCGCGATTGAGAAGACAGTCGAGCGAGGCAGACTTGAAAAATTCATAGATCGTCTAAGAAGGACTGGGCCTGCTACTGAAAACGCTGGAACCGCAATAAAGAAGCTTTCTAAAGACTTCGAGATCACGGCTTATGATGCCTTTGAACTTCAGAAGTCTTTTGAGGCGTTGTCTAATGCTGGCATAGGCATCGAGGAGAAATCGGAGGCGCTTCTAAACTTGCAGAAGGCTCTTCAGACTGTTGAGCCGACAACCGACGAAGGTGTGCTGGCTTTAGCTGAGCTGAGCGAACAAGTGGGCAAGGGCGCGTTATCTGCTTACGAATATCTAGCGGCAATGGAGTTTTTGGCGGCGGGAACGCGTGGAGTTACTGAAGAAACCAAGAAACTAAAGGTTGAGATACCTAAGATTGCGCCAGAGATACAGCGAATAAATGATGCCGCAAACATGGTCGGCAGTTCGTTTGAGCGCTCAATGATGTCTATGGTAAAAGGCACTGCAACAGCTAGAGATGCCTTTAGAGCGATGGCTGCGGATATTATTTCTGAGCTTTACCGTATTTTCGTAGTCAAACAGATCACGGGATTTATTACGGGGGCTATTCAGGGCGCATTTATGCCCCGTCAATATTCTGCCCCACCCGTTGCGCCAAGGGCTATTGGTGGCCCTGTTTCTGCTGGTAGCCCATATCTGGTTGGCGAAAGAGGCCCAGAGCTTATGATCCCGTCCAGAAGCGGAACGATCATCCCTAACAATAAGCTTGGCGGTGGTGGTGGCGTAGTCGTGAACCAAACTATCAACGTCTCCACAGGCGTACAGCAAACCGTACGTGCTGAAATTAAGCAGTTAATGCCACAGATAGCAGACAGCGCTAAGGCTGCTGTAGTAGACGCCAAGCGGCGTGGTGGATCATATGGAAGGGCATTTGCATAATGGCTATCAGTTATCCTTTAGCGCTGCCTACGCATACGGGCATAGCTCAGATCGAGTTAAGGGCGACTAATGCAGTTGCCTATAGTAGATCGCCCTTTACCTTCGCGGGTCAGGCTCATGCTTATGCGGGTAAGGCTTGGCAGGCAGACGTTACATTGCCATCCATGAAGCGCGAAGACGCGGAGAGATGGGTGGCTTGGCTTATTTCGCTGAAGGGTCAGCTAGGCACGTTTTATCTGGGTGATCCAGCGGCTACTACGCCATTAGGTTCAGCTAGGGATACTGATACGATCCTAGTTGATGGCGCTGTATCGTCTGGTGATACGATTGCCATAGATAGCGCACCGGCAAGTCAGACTGATTACCTGAAGGCTGGTGATTATATGGAGATTGGCACGGGCGTAAATCGTCAGTTATTCAAGGTGCTTAATGATGTTGATACGGATGGCACAGGAAGCGCTACAGTAGATGTTTGGCCTAATGTGCGCACCAGTATAGCAGACGATGCTGCTGTTACTGTGCAGAGCGCACAGGGGATCTTTAGGCTGGCAAGCAATGAGCAAGCCTTTAGCATAAATGAAGCCAGCATTTATGGCATAACATTCGGAGCGATAGAAGCAGTATGAGCAGAACAGTACCATCAGCGCTGCTTACGGCGCTTAGTCAGCCAGAGGTTCAGCCATATTATGCGGTTGAGCTTGACTTTGATAGCGCACCAGTTCGTCTTTGGACGGGCTACGGTGATCTTACCATTGGCGTTGATACCTATACTGGATCGGGAAACTTGCTTTCCATTGGGGGGCTTGAGGAGGTCAATGATCTATCAGCGAAAAACATAACTCTGACGTTATCTGGTGTACCTTCTAGTTTGGTTTCTATTGCGTTGACTGAGCCATATCAAAGGCGTGAAGCTAAGGTTTATTTTGGCACTACAGATACATCATCACCTATAGAGGTGTTTAGCGGTGTTATGAACACCATGAGCATTGAAGATAGCGGTGAAACAAGTGTTATTACTGTTGCTGTCGAAAGCAAACTGATACGCTTAGAGAAGGCTAGCAATCGCAGATACACCCATGAAAACCATATTTCCCGTCATTCCGGCGATACGTTCTTTTCATTTGTTGCTGACTTACAAGATAAGGATGTCGTATGGGGCAGAGAGAGAGCTTAAATCGCTACTTGAAGTCAGTAAGTGATATTCCTTTTGAATGGGGCAAGAACGATTGCCTTACCTTTACCAACAGCGCTTATAAAGCCATGTATAATGAAGGCTGGGCTGATGATTGGCTTGGTCGCTATGGAGAGGGCTCTAACATATTGCGCCGCAAGGAGTTGGAGAAAGAGTTTGGCTTTAAGATAAAGCAGCTGCCAGAAAAGATTAGCAGCAGACTAAAGCCAATAAACTATGTTCCTCCACTTGGGGCATTGGTTACTACTAAGAAATCTAACACTTGGATTATAGGTGTAGCAATGGGAATATGCACAGGCACTAAGGCTGTTTTCTTATCAAAGGAAGGTGTGCTATATTTGCCCTTAGATTATATTCACCAAGCATGGGTTAAAGAGATATGAGCAAATATAGGCTAGGTGATTATACAGTAAAAAACTGGAATAGCTGGGATAGAGTTCCTAGAGATCCCTTCACCGTTGGCGCTGCTATATTATCAGGCACAGGTATTGCTGCTGGGCTGTCTGGCGCTGCTGCTTTCTACGGCGCTTACATTGTTGGATACCTTGCTACAACAGCGATTACATCTTGGGCTATATCGGCGCTTACTCCAAAGCCTGATCTTGGTGGTCTGACATCTGCTGGCATTATGGTCAACACCCGTGAAGCTGCTGCTGCACAAGACTTTGTATATGGTAAAGTTCGTAAGGGTGGTGTTGTTACCTTTTATGAAGCTACTGGCACAGATAACACATATCTACATCAGGTTATTGTGCTTGCTGGTCACGAAGTAAACAGCATTGGCGACATCTACATAAATGATGAGGTTGTCAGTATTGATGGGAATAATCTTGTCACTGGCGATACTTGGCAGAATAAGATCCGCATTAAGAAGCATGATGGATCACAGACTACAGCAGATAGTGATCTGGTTTCTGAGACAACCGTAGACAGCAATTTTAAGGGTCTTGGGATAGCCTATCTCTACGTCAGGTATGAGTATGACCAAGATGTATTTGCTAATGGTGTGCCGCTTATAACGGCTGTGGTTGAAGGTAAGAAAGTATATGACCCCAGAACAGCCACAACGTCATACAGCAACAATGCTGCGCTTTGTATTCGTGACTTTCTAACATCTTCCTATGGCTTATCTGATAACGCCATTGACGATATATCCTTTGCCTCTGCTGCTAACGAATGTGATGAAAACGTAACTCTAGCTGGTAGCGGCACAGAAAAGAGATATACGCTAAACGGTATAGTCAAAGCCGATAGATCGCTTGGTGATGTCTTAGGGGATATGGTTACAGCTTGTGCTGGTACTTTATTCTGGGGGTCAGGTTATTGGAA